AGAGACATAAAGAGATATTAAAGAATGGTGGAAGTCAAAGAGATGTTGATGCTCTAGCCAAGCTACAAGAAGATAAAGCAGGTAGAGATCCTAATGCTGTAAAACTAGGAGCAGGTGGATACAATATGTATAATAAGGGAGGAGAGTTTATGGACTTTACACAAACCTCATATAATACTGTAGACAGTCCTGTGTCCTGGGATGATGAAACAGAAAGTTTTATGACTGATGAAGCTCGTAGACAAAGAGAAGAGCATTTTAATATGATAAATCAGGGGTATATATGGGATGCTGAAAATGGTGTGTATGTAAAACCTGAAGAGGAAAAGAAAGAGGAAAAGAAGTCTACTACTACTAACACTAATAAAAGAAAAGAAGAGACTATAGAGTATATTGAGCCTAAGACAATTGATAAGATAGATCTTCCAGAGTCTGAGATTAAGTTAATACCGGCTGTGTTGCCTGATGACTTGAAAGATGATGATAATCAAAAGAAAAAGAAGAGAGTATTACCTAGGGGTGAGTACCTTAAAGATCAGTTTAAGAAAGGTTTAAAGAACAGTGATCTACTTACAAGTGCAGCACAGATAGGTCAGCTTATACCTGCAGCCGCAGCATTTGCTACTAAGCCTAAGTACATGTCTGAACCTGGAAAGGTTAATAACATAAGAGCTGAAAGATTAGATAGAGTAAGTTATAACACAGAGCGTGCTCAGAATGCAGCTGACGCTAGGGCTATGAACAGATTTATTGAGACTAGTGGTATTGGACCAGCTGGTATCATTGCTAAGATGGCAGCTTATGGACGTAAGCAGACTGGCGATTTAAAGATTGCTGCACAAGAATCTAGAGTAAACACTGAGATTGGTAATCAAGAAGCTCAAATAGCTATGCAAACTAAGATGGCTAACCAGCAAGCTAGATTAAACAACATAAAGAATGCTATGTATACTGATGAGTTTAACAGATCTGCTGATGCTGCAGTAGAAGATAGAAAGTTGATGGCGTTAGACAATGCGTTTAAATCTATGGCTACTATGAATACTGATAGGCTTAAGTATGATGCTCAAGAAAGATTAGCACGAGCTATCTCTGGAGGCACGGGTGTATATACAAGAGAGCAGATTGGAAAGATGGTACAAGATAGTCTTGGTCTAGATCCGAGCAGTGCAGAGTATAAGAAGGCAGTTCAGGATTACTACATGCAAATGCTTAAGAATCAGCAAGAGCAACAAAGCGCTATGTACGGCGGAGTTAAAAAATATATTTAATTATGGCAAACAAGTATAGTAAATATAGTCTTACACCTTATGTATCTCAATACGTAGACCCACAAAGTGTACAAGTAAATCAATTACTAAGACAGCGTTATGATAATAACAAGCAGAAGCATGACTTAGTAGAGAGAAGCTTAGCTGGCGTTCAAGTGGGTGGTGGCGATCAGTATATAAAGGATAATGCTATAGCTGATATAAATGATAAGATGGCAAACACAGTTATGGTAGGAGACTACGAAAACTCTGGTGCTATTGTAGATGGTATTGCTCAAGACTTTGCTATGAATGAAGGACTTAAGCTAGCGTCACAATCTTATGCAAATAGACAGGCAGAGATAAAAGCTGCTCGTGAGATAGAGATGAAGACTGGTAGAAAAGTGCTAGACTTCAACGTGGTTAGAGATGAAGAGACTGGAGAAATAATTGGGCATGCTTTTGATGCACACAAATCTTTTTATCAAAATGAAGATGGTTCTATGACTCGTAATATATACCACGGTGGTACAGAGTTAATGATGGACTATGATGCTAAGAAGCAACAGATGCTACAAGGCATTGCTAAGTCTGGATCAGAACTAGGTCCTAGTGATATTTTAGGACTGCTAGAAAGATGGACGGGTGTTAGTGGTGCTAAAGCTGATAGAATAGCTGAAGGTTTACTAGAAGAATACATATCAACATCAGAAGGACAACAAGAACTAAAAAAGCTTACACAGCTTGACGGGCTAAGTCAAGAAGAAGCATACAACAGTATAGTACAAAGCATGAGAGATGTAGCTGAGAAGCAGGTAGGTATGGTTCCTTCTTATATGCAGGCTCCAGAGCAAAGCGGTGCATCAGGGTTTGGAGATCTTAGTAATGTAATGGTACTACCAGGTAACAGTGCTATTGATGCAGGTATGGGCACATTCGAGCAAGTGGAAAAGGATTATGCTGCAGCGTTAAATGCAATGCGAGATGCAAAAACTAATGAAGAGAAAAGAGATGCTCAGATACAGCTAGCTAACATAACTAATAAGCGTACCAACATGTTCGCTAACTCTATGAAGAGTGCAGGTAAAGATGCAAAAAATGCTTACAAGCTAATGCAAGGTTTATTTAAGGGTGACAACTCTAAGTATCAGGTTATAGAACCACTGCTTATGGAGTTGGTTGCAGATCAATCATTCTTTGGCACTGATAGAGCTTTTGGTGGAGACGTTAAGAGATCTATTTATACTGCAGATAACACTCTATTTACTCGTACTAGCTTTAGAAATGTAAGATCTCCAATGCTAGGGCGTAAAGGTGAGCTTAAGAATTTAATGCTTCAACTAGGAAAAGGTATTAATGATATTAATGACATGTTTGGCACTAACTACACTCAGGATGATTTAGCTAATATTGAAAAGATTGCTGAACAATATTATACTATACATAAAGATAAAGGCGGGGATGAGTTATATGAGCATCATACTAATACAGCTTCAATTAAAACTTCAGATAGAATAGCTTTTGCACCTGAAGGTTCTTCAGAACTTAATAAAGTAAATAATGTGATGAGAGGCCAACTATCTATGAATGACTTTAGCTTTTTGAGAGCAGATGGTACTTTTGCTAGCACAAACGATATGGAAGAAATAATAGAAAGCGTTGGAACAGAAGGCGGTGCAACATTTGCAGGACTTACTATGCCCGATATGTTTACAGGCACGCAGGCAACTTTAACATTAAACTATAAAGGTAAATTCTACACAGTGGAACCTAAAAATGTTAGTGAAGGTGCAAAACATCATGATCTTATGTCTAGCATTGCAGAGAGTTTAGGAATTTCACAGCAGTTTGAAAGTAATGAAGGGGACTATGATGCTTTAATTCATGGTGAAATGACGTTTGCTGACTTTAATAATAAAAAACAACAGCAGCAACTAGCTCCACTAGTTCGAGCAGGATTTGATATGAGCACTATTATGCAAATGGTACAAGATCCTATGGCGTTTGATCATAAAAAACTTCCATCAAAACAACAAGCTTTAGCTGCCTACACGTTAACTAATTTAATTAACATAGAAAATAATTTACTAAATTTGATTGGAACTCAAATGGGTATAAGCAGTTTAAGTGAGCTTAGAGAAATAGAGAGTAATCAAGATCATCCAAAACACAATCAGTATAAGGCTATAGAAAAAAGTTACTTTAGCACAACATACGATCCAAAACTATTAGGACTATAACATGGGTATACTAAAAAATTTAATGGAGTTTAAATCTGAGATAGATAAAGATACAGGTTTAGAAGAGGGGTTAACAAAAGCAAAAGAGGCTGAGACTTCGTTGGACGTAGATCCAGTTGAAGGTCAAAGCTTTATGGGTCTTACTCGTAGAACATCTGCAGATCAAAAGTTATTTGAAGATGCTTCAGAGGGAGCTGCAAAGCTATATGAAACTCCAGACTTTCTAAGAGCCCCAATTAATATTGAGAATGATGACCTTACAGATCTAGCTGCGTATGGTCAAAGCAATGCTACAGAGTGGGGTAACGCTGTAGGTAAACTAGCTGGTAAAACTGCTACAGCTACAGTTGGTGGTATAGGAACTATATTTACAAGTTTGCATGGTTTGGGTAAGTATGCAATGACAGACGCTGATGCAGCAGACTCTTTTAAGTCTGTATTTGATAATGAGTTTACACGTGGTCTTGATGATATAAACGAAGCCTTAGACTACAACTTACCTAACTATATAGCAAAAGAAGAAAGAGACTTAGGGTTTTTTAAAAGCTTAGGTACAGGGAACTTCTGGGCAAATGATTTTACTAATGGGCTATCTTTTATAGCAGGTGCTATCCTAACAGAGGCGGCTTTGACAGCTACTACCGCTGCAAGTTTTGGTGGCGCAGCTCCTGCACAAGCTGTAGCAACTGCAAGCTTGCTATCAAAAGCAAAAAAGATATTTAAAATTGCAGGTAAAACTGCAAAGACAACTGATAAGATGGGTGATGCTGCCAGGCTAACTCGTGGAGGGCTATCAGCTATGCAAAAAGCTAGGAGTGCATCCAAGGTAATGAGACAGCTTGTTACAGGTGCTGGGTATGAGGCAGGTGTAGAAGCAAGACATCACTTAGACAGTGTAGTAAAAGACGGTGTAGAGGACTTTGTTTCTAAGAATGGAAGACAGCCTACAGATGAAGAGCTAGCTTTTATAAAAGACCTAGCTACACAATCAGCTAACTCTGTATTTACAACTAACCTCGCTCTTGTAGGTGGTGGTAACATGCTACAGTTCCCAAAAATATTTGGACCTGGAGCACGTTCTATGTCTGGAAGCTTTGGAAAGATCATAAGAGATGCAGGGAAGCAAGTAGCAGCTCCTTATAGAGCAGCATATAGATCTATGGGTAAAGGTAAGTACGTTAGTGCTGCATACCACGCTCTTAAGAATCCATTCTACGAAGGTTTTGTAGAAGAAGGTGGACAGTCATGGTTAAGTAATGCAGGTAGGCACGCATCAGCTGAGTACTATTCTAAAAAGGATAGACCTCATGGTGTTAACGCAGCATTAGACTTGATAAGATCTTTGGATGATACATTCATAGAAACGTACGGAGCTAAAGATACACAGAAAGAAATAGGTTTAGGGTTCTTGCTAGGTGCCATGGGTATACCTACATATGCTAAGTCTCAAACTACTGGTAAAAGACAGTTTGAAATACAAGGGGGTATCGTAGGTGCCATCAGAGAGCAGAAGGATAAGAGAAGACGTACAGATAGATTAGTAGATTATCTAAATAAAAACCCTAATGCGGCTGCTACTATAAAGAACATGCAGACTAACTTCGAGAACTTCTCTAAAGCTACAAACTTACAGCAGGAGATGGATGCGGCGTTAGCAGAACAAAACATGTTTGCATATAAAAATGCAGAGAATGATCAGATGTATAGCTATGTAGATTCTAGAATACAGGCTGGATTGTTTGAGCATGTAATGGAAGACTTTGAGGCTGTTAGAGAATCTAGTAATGAACAGTTTGCAAGAGATATGGGCTACGATACCTCTACTATGACTGATCAAGAACTTACTGATAGAAAGAATAAAGTAGTAGATTCTGCAATAGAAAAGGCTAAGAAGATAAAGAAGGCCCATGATCAGATAAACAATAACCCAAAGTTTGCGCAGTATTCAAAAGAGGTAAGAGACATGCTAACACATGCAGTAGCTGTAGCAGACAATGTAGATTTAAGAGAAGCTGATTTACAAAAAAGAGTAAACGAGCTAGCTGGTACTACTATAGATTTTGATGCTGCATATAGTCAAAAGGCTCCTACAGTCAATAGGGAGTTACAACAGATAGAGGATGTGCTTAGAAAGGATGATACATTAGAAGACAGTAGTCCTGACAAACTATCACCAGAAGCTAGAGCGGAGTTAGAAGTTGCAAGAGATGCCCTGCAACAAAGTGCTTTAAATGGTTTTGGTCAGAACACTCGTGAGGATGCTGACATTATGAATCAGTTTATAAATAATAATCCTAACGAAGCTGCTAAAACAGAATCTCAAGAAGAGATGCTTTCCACACTTAGAGATCTTAGAATGCTTAGAGCTAGACGTGAGCAGTTTATTGATTTATATAATAATCTGACTGACCCTGAAGGTCAGAGAGAGGCGTTCCAGCAGATTGAGTACTACATGGACGACTATAATAAGGAAGAAGCTGAGCGCCAGGCAGTAGCAACTCAGCAAGCTGTTAGAGAGAATGATAAAGTAAGGTTCTATAATGAAAACAGAGAGAACGAAGTTGGAATATTAGGCAAAGACGGTAAAGAAAAGTTCTATAGATTCTTAGATCCGACTACCTTATATAATGTAAAAGATGCTAATGACAAAATATCAATGGATGATATTATGTCAAATGGTGATTATAGACCTGGCGTATCTATACTAAATCAGAATGCAATAGAAAGACGTAAAGTAGCAGAGGCTATAGAAAGAATACAGAAAACTGATACCTCAAGACTAGTAGAGATACAGAAAGAAATAGAGGAACTAGATAAAAGACTGAACTATGGAGCTGAGGCTATGAGAGCCCAGCTTAAGAGATATGAAACTCGTCGTGATGAAAAAGGTAGGTTTGTAAGTATAAACCAACTAGAGAGTGATATGATGCTGGCAGAGTCCCTGTATCAAGAGCTTGGTGAAAAGAGAGATAAACTGCAAGAAGACGCGGAGCTTATAAAAGAGAATGCTAAGTTCCTAGATCAGATGTTGAAAGAGACTGAGTCTGCATTTATGCTTCCTATGGAAGATAGACTTGAGTTAGAAAAACAACTAAAAGAACAAGGCCTACAACAATTAGGAATATCAGGCACCACCTTACAGCCTGATGGTAGCGTTAAGCTGTCAACTAGAACTGAGTTAGATACAAATGCTCAAGGATCTATAAGTAGAACTGAGCAGGCTTTAGAAGAGTTGATGGATCAGATAGCTGTTCTTGAAGATAGTGCACAAAAAGCAAAGAATTATTATGATGTGCTGAAGGATATACTTATGGAAGACAGGTTCTTCAATGCATATACAAAATTCAAAGAAACATATCCAGGAGCAAATCCTCTAGATGCTGCTAAGTTTATAGAGTTTTCTAATGAACAAGCTGATCTAGCTAATCAATATCCTGAGTTTGCAGATCTATTGGTAAATAGACCAAAGATGTATTCTGAGTTCCAGGACTTGTATAAGAAAAGAGAAGATCAAAGGTTCTTGGAGGACGAGTTCTTTGCCACAGAAGAGAAGCTAGAAAAACTAGAAACAACATTGCGTGCCGCTAAGCAAAGAGAAGCAGCTATGATTGATGCCTTAGATAATAAATACAAAGGCATGGAGAAAGTACAGCGTAGTATTATATTTGGTACAAACTATAACGCCTTACAGAAGAAGCTCTCAGCTATAGTTATAGAAGAAGGTAGAGTATACGACCAGGTGATGGGCAGGGGTGTAATTGCGCCAGCTCCTAAATCTAATGAGGCTGTAACAATAGATGGTCCTAGTAGAACAGCTGACTTTATTTCTAATGAAGATAAGACACATACTAAACCTAATGCATTTGATATAGGATATGGTAAGACTGGTGGTATAGACGTAGAGAATAAGTTTGAGGATACCAGTGAGGAGAACATGTCTTTAGACCAAAGAAGATTCTTTAAGTTTGTTGACAGTATACTACCTACTGATATAAGAAATGATAAGTATGAACTTCGTGCATTCCACAGAGGAAATGTAGAAAGTGCAGGTTTAGAGCAGAAAGACATAGATGCATTAAACCAAGACGAATTCTTTACAGGTTCAGAAGCTACACCGGAAAACGCTGATATAGTACTGGCAGTTTACGACAAAGTAAATAAAAAATATGTTAGATCAGAGGATGGCGGACTTATATACACAAAACAACTATTGCCCAATGAAGATGGTAGTAAGTTTTCTGGTGTAAACGAAGACAACAAAGCTCAGTTTGATATTCTTACAGAGGCATATAAAGTTTCTAGAAAAAAGATTTTATTGTCTAGAGGGCCTGTGTCGTTTAGAATTTCAGGTAAAGGTAGAGGCACCGCTGTTATGCAGAAAGACGCAGATGGTAACTACGTAAAGGGTGCTGCTCTAGGTAGAATAACAAATGATGAAAAGAAACTTAAGAAAATAAAAGTTAATATAGCCACAGGTGTAACAGGTCCTGATGGGTTTACAACTATACAAGAAGGTGGTAATAAGTATAAGGTAGTTAGAGGTATGCCATATGCGGCGCACAAAGGCTACCCGGTACCACTAGAAACTAGAACACTTACTGATACAGAAATAGAAACTGCTGTACAAATACTTGCAGCATATGGTACAAAGCTACATTCAACTGATAAAGATGTTGCAGCTGCTGCCAACATTATAGAAGGCACTGATGTTCAAGTTCGTCCATACCTTAATAGTTTAATTGGATTTAACAGAAGAGCTACAGACAGTCCTAACTCTAAGTCATTTGAGATATATGCAGCAAGAGAAGGCGATGTAACATACCTAAACTTTGGCGGTAATAAGATAGATATAAGAAGTCTAGATCCAAACGCCCCAGCTGATGTAGTTAACAGCACTGACGCTGATGGGAATCCAATCAGTACAACTGTAGATATATATAACGAAGCAAACGTACAATTGTTAAAAGAGTTCTTAGCTACAAAGAATCACAACATAGATAAGAGCCTTTTAAACAAGCCTAATAAGCCATACACATCTGTAGTTGTAACACCTGAAGGTACACAACCTGGTGTTACATATGATAGCTACAATGACTATCTGTTCCTACAAAGAGAGGATGGCACCACACCTCCACTTACTACAGGTATAGTTCCAATGTCTAAAGATGTAAACAATACACAGATAAAGAGAACATACCTAAAGTATGACTATGGTCAATCTGTAGCTCAGCAGTCTCCTATTACTCCTGTAGCAAAAACAGATGCACCTACAGACCTTACTGAAGGAGCACAAGAAGACACCGGTCTTGATACTCCTGATATGGTAGTTGGACAAGACTACAATCTTACTGTTACCAAAGCGGATGGCTCACTTATAGGAACCTATGAGATAAGTAAAGGTAATGATAACAAGATAATTGTTAAGAGTGATGATGTTGACACTAATGTTGTAAAGATTATTGACTTCTATAATGCTCAGAAAGATTTATCATTTATGGGCGCTGTATCTAAAATAAAAGAAGTAAGCCCTGGCCTTACCGCTGGATTTGAAATCTCAGAAAAGAATGTTATAGTTCCACCAAAAGTAGATGCTGCTAAACAGACTAATCCTACTAGTGTGGATCAGGCTATACTAGAAGCGTACAGTGCACAAGACTCCGAATCAAAGCAAGCTCCGTCTACTGTAGACATATTAGCTAAGTTCGGTGGGCAGATGGAAGATCCTACTATGGGACCTGAAGTACAAGACTTGTTAGCTTCTGAAGTTACAGAACAATACAAAGCTGCTAACATACCTGCAGAGATAGCATGGTTTGAAGGTAAGTTTCCTAACATACCAATCAAAGTAATAGACGGACTTATTGATGGTAAGTCATATGGTAGAACTTTAAATGCTGCTAGAGTATTACTATCAGATCTAGCACAAGAAGGTACAGTATATCACGAGGCGTACCACGTAGTATCAGGTAGATTTACTACTCCTGAAACTAAGCAGGAGATAGAAGATGCATTCACAAGACTTACTGGTCAAACAGAAAATATAGAAGAGGGACTTGCTGAAGAGTTTAGATCTTACATGTTAGTAGGAGATAAGTATAAGATAGGCAACAAAACAAATAAGGATAGTAATTTTATAAAACGATTCTTTAATGCAATCAAAGAGTTCTTTAACACAATGCTTGGTAGAGGGCCAGCAGCGGACAGACAAAGATTACAACAGTTCTTTGATAGTATTAGAGATAACAGATTTGTACAACCTGTAAACAACCCGGACTTTGCAATGTCCATGGATAAGCGTATTACACTAGCAGATGGTTCTAAGATAAGCGTAGATCAAAGCAAGGCTATTACAGAATCACTAACTCGTATAATGTTTGGACACTTGTTTAATGGTCAGGTGGCTGGATTCAGTATGGCTGACTTGTTAGACTTGTCATCTAAGAATAACTCAGATGCAAAGAAACAAAAGATGCAGGAGTTAATGAATGTTACGTATCGTACATACTTTACAAATCTAAATAAGATAAGACAAAACGCAAGCGCAGAAGTACAGCAGGATATAGACAACTTAGCTGCGATGGTTTATCACAATACAACAGCTGTTACACAATCTGTATTTGACTTTCTAGAGCAGTTTAAGGTACAACTAGAGATAAAAGAAAATGCAGAGTCTACTAAGCTAAGAGATAGCTACAATATAAATGAGAATAATGAAATTAATCTAAAGGACACTGCCCCAGCTGCTGTAAAACTATTAATTGCTACACTGCCTGCATCTAGAAGTATGAAGAATACAAATAGTGCTTATGGTTTAGGACTAGTAGACTACAAGCCTTTCTTCAATCTAGTTCTTAAAAGACTAGCAGGCACTGAGTCATTTGCAGATCAGATAAATAAACTAAGAGAGTTAGCTATAGAACACCCAGAGTACGCTGACATAGCTGGTACACCTGGTCCTATTACAACTCTTATAAACAGACTGCAGGTAACTAAAGATGCATCTGCATTAACTGCTAATGAGTTTAAACTACAAAGACAGTTTAGACAGCAGTTCCATAAATTTAATAGTGAAGATATTATAGCTATATACGACGCAGAGAATGGACATGTTACATTTATGCCTGCTAACGCAGATAGAGAGTCTGCTCTTATCATGTCAGAGTTTAGAGCTAACTTTAAAGAAAGAGTACAAGAAGGTAAAGGACCTTTCTCTGTAGATCCAGAAACTGGTAGAGTAGTGATAGAGCCGAATAAAGCATTTAATGTTAATGGTCGTCAAATGACTCTTGCTAAGCTTGCAGGTAAAGGAGCCAACATTAATGAGGCTGATGCTCTTGCAATATTAAACTACATGGGTGTAGAGTTTACTAACCCAGAGTCTCTTAGTACTAAACAAAGAATGAATATTCTTTCAGAGCTTGTACCATCAGAGGGTACAGGTATACTATCTAAACTAGTAGAGCTTGGTGAAGAGGGCGTTAGTATAGAGGATATATTCAGCAGAGAAAGCGGAGCGTTTAGTAGATTTAAAAAGATTATAGATATACAAGCTGATAGAACTGAAAAGTCTGTGGACCTACAGTTCCAAACAGCTGATGGTAAAACTGCTTATGGCGTAATAACAAATAACTTTACAACTAATATAGTAGGTAGACTAAACAATGGTCGTGTACCTGAGTTCTTTATAGATCCTGAAACCGGGGAACTAATGGAGTCTGTTAAAGGTTCTATATTCCTAGAAGGAAGTATGGGAGGCATGAAGATAGGTATGGGTACATTGAATGGTATCAAGAAAGAAGGTAACCGTAGAGGGTTTGTATATGAAAACAACTCGCCTTCTAGAAGATTTAGAACAGACTTCAATGCTGTGCTAGATGGTAGAATACCACAGATAAGACCAGCAGAAAAGAAATCACAATTTGTATTTGACTTAAATGCAAGAAATGAAGAAGGCTCTGCACTTATAGATCTTATGCCTAAGACAGAAGCAGAGTATGTAGGTCAAATGTCAAAGTATTTAAGACAAGAAATATACAAAGCTCTTAGTAATCATGGTAACTCTATAGATGGTTACAATAGAAACAAGGGACAATTAAGAGTATTTGACTATGTAACCTCAGTAAATTTACAAGATGTAGGTGGAGTAGGAAACATAGATGCATATATGGCTGAGAATAAAGAGGCTATAGAAGCAGACTTAAGAACACATCTAAAAACTAGAGCTGAAGAACTGTTTAGAGCAGGCATAGAAAATAAATTAATTAAGCTAGATCCTGAAAACAATATAAAATATAACGTTGAGGTATCAGATCAAATACTTGCTAAGAACAATTTAGATTTTGAGAAGAGTGGTACTCACAACTCTATGCTAGAGGGAGATGTAATGAACATGCTTAAGAAGTTTGTGATGCTGCATGAAGCAGGTAACATAGAGCAGACTATAGCTGTACTAGGAGACTTAGGATTCTTTAAGCCAGACTCATTCTTTAAACGTACATCAGGACCACACGGGCCTAAGCTCTTTGCAGATAACAGTGTAGAAGTAAATGACTGGTTAAACCAAAACTATGAAAGATTAGATGGTAAGACTGCAGACGGCAAGATGCGCCACATAACTTATAGAGATGTAAAAGCTTCTATAACTAATGAAAGATTTTTAGAGTATGCTGAAGCATATGGAGCAGATCCTGCGGCTATACAAATTAAATTAGAAACACCTAATGTACAACTAGACCCTAAGACAGAAGAAGTATACGAAATACTAAGACCATACTTAGAGTTTGATGAGGCAGATGCGCAAGGTTACATGACTATTGATGAGTATATGGAATTCTTAGAGCGTGTAGGTAATGTTACGCCAGATCAAAGAACTGCATATAAAAAAGTTAGAGAGGGTCAACCACTATCTGCACAAGAGATGGCAGTATTCCCTCCACTAAAACCACAGTACTACGGGCCTACATACGCTACAGGTATATATTCACCTGCATTTATCAAGCTATCTGTATTACCTATATACCCACAACTAGTAGAGTCTATTGGTAAGGGTAGTAATTTAGGTAAGATGCTAGACGACATGATAGATAATCAGGTGGGGCTAGCGGTATTTGAAAGTGGTGTTAAAGTAGGTAAAGTTGTAGGAGCAGATAATGCATCTAATGACTTCTATGATGAGTCTGGAGACTATGCGGGAATAGACCAGGCTAATGTATCAGAGTTGTACTACGACTTTATGGGTATACAAGTTGAAACTCAGAACCCAGTAAAAACAAAAGTATCTAAAGGTAGTCAGCAAAGAGCACTACTTGCTTCTAATGCATATGAGAATGGTAAGGTTGTAAATAAAGAAGTTGCTGCTATAGATAAAAGACTACAGGTATTAGAAAATGAACTAGTTGATGCGGAGTTTGAGTCTTTAAAACGAGAGTTTGGAATAGAAGACGCAGGCAATGAGTTTACTATCAGTGAGGAAGGATATGAAAAGCTTACAGAAGTATTAAGAGGTGAGGCTGAAAGACGAGACATGTCCGATGCATACTTAGATGGTCTAGAAGAATTCTTATCAGGAGAAACTAGAGTGCTAGATGTATTAGGTAATAAGCCTAAGATAGAAAACCTTCTATACTCTTTAGTATCTAATCGTATTGTAAACTATAAAACATTTGGAGGCGCTAAGGTACAAGTATCATCTGCAGGTATAGAGGTAGAACAACGTACTGTATACCAAGATAAACATAAGTATGGGGCGAACGTTGCTGCACTACAGTTCTATAGAAAAGAAGATGGTAAGGTAAAAGCAATGCAGGTAATGTTACCACATTATTTTAAAGAGCTGATTGGAGAGAATGTTACTATAAGAGAAGATGGTGTATATAGAGACGGTGAAAAGATAGGAGGCAAAGAGATGCTTGAAGTATATGGATTCCGTATTCCAACGTCAGCATTGAACTCTATAGAAGCAATTGAGATAGCAGGCTTCTTACCGCAAGAGGCTGGTGATGCTATCATGGTACCTTCAGAGATTGTAGTTAAAGCTGGTAGTGACTACGATATTGATAAACTATCTATATTCCTACCTAACTATACATATAACCGTAGTAAGAATGAACTAAATGTTGTACCATTCCTAACTAATGCAAACTCTACAAGCACTCAAAGAGTACAAGCTCTTAGAACTTTAAATCCTAGAAAGTATGCTACACTAGCACAGCAGGTAGGATTGGGCGAATCTGTTGTAGATAAAGTTGTAGCAATGAATAAAGAGTTTGCTAAACTAAAACAACTAGATTATCAAAACTATCAGAACCCAGAGGTACAAGAAGTAAGCAAACAGATTGATAATCTGTATAAGAAGAGAAAGAAAGCCCCTAGATCACAAAGAGATAGCATTGACTTTGAGATAGGACTACTAGAGATGCGCAGGATGGCTAAGATACAAGATGCGGACACTGGCATGGATGTATCTATTCAAAGTGTTAAAGATAAAATATCTAAAGAGTTTGAAAAGATTGATTCACAAATAGCTAATGCAGTCGACAAACAAGACATACCATTAGAAAGACAGAATGCTACACAAGCTATTCAGAATCAAATCTTAACTAACTCTAGAAAAATTGTTTTAAATGAGGCTAACTATGAACAACTAGTTAGACCGGTTGGAGCTCAGAGACTAAAAGACATGGCTAATGTTATTAGAGGCCTGCAAGGAAAGTCTAATCAATCCCCTAGATTTAGCGATCTTCTTAAGTTTGAGTTTATACAGGAAATGGGTAACAGATTCTTAGCAGGTAAGAAGGCCTTAGGTGTTGCAGCTGTAGCTAATACACACCAGATAAAAGCACAACGTGCCGGACTAGCGTTAAGAGTAGACCCAGACTTTTCTATAGGCATGCCTGCATATGAAATGATAGAGCTAGAAGATGGGAGCCTAGCTATTCCAATGGGAGGAACTAGGGATGCGTTAGGATTAAACTATGTGTCAGAAATTATAGGGGAGTTTATCAATGCCTTTGTAGATGTATCCAAAGATCCATTTGTATTTGATATAAACGGTAACTTAACTACTGCTAGCACATACATAGCTATGCTTAGAGCAGGTGTTCCTTTAGAGTTTGTATCTAAGTTTATGACACAGCCTGTTCTATTCGAGATGGTTGCCACAAAGACAGAGAACCCGGCTACTGGTTTAGGTGAAATAAGTAAGACTCTTCAAAAAGAACATGAAAATAAAGCTAAAGACATTGCTGCACTATCAGGGCTACCTACAGATTTTGATGCAACAGTTGAGTATACTATTCCAGCAATGGAAAGAATGTTAGCTCTAGGTGAAAAGGCAAGACAGTTTGAAGAGATGTCTAATGGCATGGCTCCTGAGCAGAAAGCAAAACTGTTGGATCAGTTTACGCCGCAAGACTTAATTGATTATCATACATTCCAAATGCAGGCAATGAAAAAGTATATTGATATCCGTGACGGCTTAACTATTCCAATGCAAGAGCTATCTGAAGCAGTTACCGGTGACAGATCTGGTTTAGCTCCTAAAAATAGAATGGAAGCTAAAATGCAGGTAATGAAGTTAAATACATTAAAAGCTGAAAACAAATTTGTAAACTTAGATAAGTATCTAGATGAAAGTTTTCAAAAATCATTTGAGCAATCTTTAGAAAGCTCATCTAGAATGTTTGATAGTCTGTTTGCTACTACACGTAAAGCAGATGCTGAATTTATTTTAGACTCTTTAATAGTAGATATTATAAATCGTAGAGATATAGGAAATGATGATAAGGCAAGATTTGCAGGCCTTGTAGAAAACTCACTAGTAAACTATATACTACAAACAGTTAGAACAGAAAATCAGCAAGAGTTATTTAAGGATGCTTCTAGATTATTCCAAGGTACTAAAGACAGTCCTAGTTTAGCTAGAAGAGTAATGCAATTGAAGAAGGATACTAAGAAGTCATTAATACTAAATGAGTTATTCCCAATACTGCAGACATATGATCCTACACACCCTGAGTATGCCACGGAAAATATAAAGAAGTTTAACAAACGTCTTACATCTTTTGAGCGTAATGCATTAATAGAAGACATGCAAGTACTAATGGAGAAAGATCCAGAGCTTGCAAAAGATATTGTTAAGTTTATAATACTACAATCAGGACAGCAAACATCCCCTGTATCTTTTATGGATTTGATACCGGCTCAGCAATACATAGACATAGTTGATCCTATATTAAAAAAGTATTTAGCAGGAACAAAAGAACAAAGCAATGTTAATCTAGATAACTTTAGATTACAGTTCTATAAAAACAATTTTAAAAATCCATTCGTAGTTCCTCAATATATGAAACAAAAGGTTGATGAGGCTACGTATGGATTTGAGGCAGACACAGGAAAAACACAAATACCCCCTGGATTAAGCAATAAGGTTAGAATAGTTGGGGCTAGAGCATTACAAATAGCCTCTCCTAATAGGCCTCCTCAAGAGTTTATATCTGTAGAAATTCCTGATACATCATTGTCAAGAGAGCAGAAAGCAAGATTAATAAAAGCAGGCAAAAAAACTACAATTAAAAAACTATTTAAACTTACTGAAGACTCTAAAGCAAACTATAAAACTGTAGTTAAAAAACTATCTGAAGGCAAGAGAAAGGAAATAGGTAACGCATGGACTATGGTATGGGAGCAAATAACTACACTAGGTAATGGAATGTATTTACAAGAGTATGGGCCAGAGGGAATAATATCAATGGTTAACTCTAATAATATCACATTAGATGGCAAAGACCATACTGATAAAACTCTAGATCCAAATGTAAAAGAGATGCGTAGAGGCAAGCAAACTGTTACAGGCGACATATTTAATATAGCCGGCATACCAATTGTGCCAGTGGATCAGTCAGGAACATTTGCAAATGGTTTAGCTAGAGTTGCCAAAGCAAAAGGTTTGCCAATAGCAAAAAAATTTACAGCTAAAGCTAATGTAATATCTGCGCCTACAAAAGCACAGTATGGAGAACCGGTAGATTTTGCTATATTTGCAGACAGTATAGGTAAAATAGATACGCTAGCAAAGAAGAACCCAGGTAAGACCTTCTTGCTACCACCACTAGGATTAGAACCTGGTAACAAATCTACTCAACAAGAAATAGATTCTAGAGTAGTTATAATAAAAAGTTTACTCGACGCTAATCCAAACATAAAACTAGTTATACCTGATAGCACTAACCCTGCGTTAACAGCACACTTAGATACGTTGCGCACAATATTTGAATGTTAAATGGCTACATGTCCCAATAGAAAACACCCAGACTGGATTAAGTTAGTATCAAACGTTGGTTTGTATGGAGCGTATAGCATGTATACAAAGAACAACAATAAGACTCCTAACGTCCAGGTAGATCTAAGATTACCTAAAGACCCTAACAAAGGTTTGTCTAACGCGCAGGTAAGAAATGTAAACAAAAAATTAAAAGAATACAATGCTTTGATGAATACTAGGCATCGTATTAATTATAAAAAGTTAGGCCAATCTACTTTGTACTCGTATGATATAGTAGAAAACTTTAACAGAGATAAATATATAGCAGAGCCATTTGCTACAGCTGTTGGTGAGTTCAATGATGTCGGAGACTTCTTACCGCCACAGTATCAGGTAGCTGCCAAGGGAGATCCCGGTATAGAGCTAAACAATAAAATGCGAAGCTTCTTAGACACAATAGGTGTAGAGTATAAAGCAGTAGATGAGATACTAGATGCAAATGGTAGCCCAATAGATGTTGTAGCAAAAGCTGACATGTTAAACAGAGTTGTTGAAGTCATAGAAGGCAAGGCCGGACTAGATACTCTACCAGAAGAAGCAGCTCACTTCTTTGTAAAATATTTACGAGCAAAAGGTAGCCCGCTGTACAAATCTATGATGCGTGAGATAGAACAGTATGAGGCGTTTGGGAATGTAATGAACAATCCTGTCTATCAAAAGCAGTATGAGAATGATCCTATACTAATGAGGGAAGAGGCAATAGGTAAAGTAATTGCACAACAAATAGTAGCACAAGAGACCGGGGCTGACACACCACAGAAAGTGTCAAGATTTAGAAGATGGTTTGATAAGGTGATGAACTTTATCAGAAAAACATTTAAGATGCCTAAGAGTGATCCGTTTGCGCAGGCGTCGTTTGCTATAATGAATGACCAGCTTAACGGTATAAAAGAATTAAAGAACGTTGACTTAGGAACAGAGCAGTTCTTCCAGGCGGAAGACACAAATCCAATGTCAGACAAGCAGCGAACTGAAAAGATACTCGATCAACTAGACGAAACTAGTAGAAGACTAGAAAGCAGAGATGTAAAGAATGCAAAGGTTGAAGAGCTAGCTGCACTTGGTAAGCAGATAGTATTAGATCCCGCAGGAACAACTCCACGTTACTATGATACAGAAGCAGATAAAATTATTGCTAACAGGGTAAGTGATAGGCCCAGCGCAGCATTTATACGTAACGTGGGTAAAGAGCGTGCAATAGAATTAAATGCAAACAAAAATAACGAGGTAAAAAGAAGCGGTGGTACACAACATCATAGTACTATGGAGCGTGTAATGATTCTTTTATCTGAAAAGAAGGGTGATAAAAAACAAATACAAAAAGAGTCTGGTTTAACTGAAGGTCAGTTCAATGTACTGTATTCTTTAGCAGCTGAGCAGTATGCAAATGCAAAAGAAATGCAAGCAAAGATAGATCCTGAGGGAGAGCTTGTAGTAAAGACAGAGCAGATTGTGTATGACCCTATAGGTAGAAAAGGTTTAGTGGCAGAAGAAACTGCAGGTACAGTTGACCTTATGTTTGTATACTCTGATGGTACAGTAGATATACTAGACTACAAGTTTATTACACCGAGACCAGAACAGGTAGTTAGTTATGGAAAGAATGCTAGAATTGTAGAGAATCCACACGTAGGCAAGATGGATCAGTACAATATGCAGATAGGTGCATATAAAGATATACTACAAAGACAGTACGGTATAAAACATGTAAGAAAATCTCGTGTTATACCTATACATGTACAGTATGAAAGTAAAAAGATAAATGGTAAATACCAGCTAACTGGTAAAGTAGTCAAGATGGAAGCCGGTGGTAAAGCAGCAGGTTTATCAGGCAATGAGTTCTTACAACAAATACCATTAGCAAATGAGATGTTTGGTGATAAAGGTATAGATAAACTTATAAAAAGACTTACATCTAGAAAAGGCGCACTGGTACAAAAAAGAAGTAAGGTAAGAAACAATCCACAAAAATATGATAAACTATCTGCAGAGATAGAATCTATACAACAAAGTCTAACCGCTCTACAATTGAATGGAGGATTAGATACTGTTCTTACTGAAGTTGCAAGACAGGTTAGATCTTTAGAAAAAAGAATAGGAGTAAAAGATAAGTTCTTGCCAGACGGCGCAGAAAATGCGGACTACATAGAAATGGACGAACTGGTAGACCTGATAGATAAGTTTGGTTTATATACAGGTATGTCTAAATATTCAAGAGACTTCTTCAAAGATTTACAACAGTCTGATGAGGCTGCATATAATAAATTAGTACAAAGATTTGATAGAGCTAGTGGTGTTATACAAAGAACACACGAAGACTTAAAGGCTGAGCTGGCTGATAGAGTTGTTGGTATGGGACAAGAGTTTGGTGTAGGAGATCCAACTAGATTAGTAAAAGAGTTTAGCTTCTTAACTAAGACATTTGCCACTGCGTCAGAGTTTGACCATCCTGTATTCCAAACAGCTTGGGGATACATAGACAAGGCACAGCAAAGAACACGTCGTGCACAGAATGAATTAGAAAAAGAAATAAAAAAATATCAGGGCGGCGTAGAACAGTGGGCCAAAGACAATGGCATGTCACTGATGGATGCTTACAGACTAATGATAGATGAGAACACTGGCAGCCTGGTTGGTAAATATACGCCTGAGTACTATGAAAGAGTTCGTGATGCCGCAAAAAACAAAGATGTGGCATGGGCAAAAGAAACATTCCAAAAGAAAGAGGGTTACCAAGAGAAGTTTGATAAGTGGAAAGAAAGAGAGTTTGCAAGAATAGATGAAATGTTTGCAGACTACGAAGAGTATAATGAGAAGACAGGTAAGTATGAGAAGGTACCTGATCCAAATAATGTTCGTGGAAAGAAGCGTGAAGCAATGAAGCAGGCCTGGTTAAACACACATGACCTCAGTAGAGATTCAGCATGGACAAGTCCAAAAGCTTGGTATCACTTAGAGATTAAGCCTGAAAAAGAAGCGCTGTACTATTCTGATAAATACAAGTACTTAAATGATAGAAAGCCATTAAAAGAATTCTTTGACTTCTATCAAAAAACAAATAGAAAGTTTGCAGAGATGTCAGGCCTAGGTATTAAAGGTAACTTCATAGCAAACATACATCAAGATATAATTGATTCTATTGCTGCAGGTAACTACGACTTAAGTTCTGACACACTACTAGAAGGATTGAAGATCCGTGAAGATGATAACTTCAAAGGCGGAATGTTAGATGAGATTACTGGTTTACCTATTGCAACTATACCTGCACTGTACATGGCTCCAGTTAGAAATGCTAATGGTGAGGTAGATAATAGTTTAAAAACAAAAGATTTAGGACGCGCATTATACTTGATGGGTAAATCCGTACACAACTATGCACACAAGTCAGAGATTGAAGCGCACATACTAGCACTACAAAGTTTCTTAATTGATAATCCAGCTGCACTACGTGATGCAACCGGCAACGCATTCTTAGACAAGACAGGTAAACTAGCAGAAAAAATGAATTCTAGAGATACGCTAGAAACATTTGAACAACTGTATGTAAACTTCTATCTATACGGACAGCGTATCCAAACAAAAGATGCAGACTGGGGAGGTTATAGTAAGAACAAAGTAATACTAGGAGCTAAACAATACTTCTCTGCTAAAGTATTAGGCCTTGCATTCATACCGGGTTCAGCTGCATACTTAGCAGCCAAAGCTTCTGCATATATGGAGGGAGCTAAAGGATTACACTATACAAACAAGCAGATGGCGGAAACACATCGTCTATTCTACAAACAAAAAGATAAATACTTAGGACTAGTAAACTTCTTCCAACCTTGGCAAGATGACTTTACTATGCGTGTAGCAAACAACTTATCTGCTAGTAAACTAGTAAAGACTGCTACTATGGATAAACTTTACTACCCATATCGTAAGGCGGATGAGATGATTGATAACAATATCTTGATAGCTATGTCCCAGAACTATGGCGTAAACGAAGACGGCATGCCTAAAAGATTAGAACTGCTACCAGAAGGAAGCAAGTCTATCTTTGAGTTAACAACTATAAATGAAGATGGTCTAAAAATAGAAGGAATGTCTGAAGAAGGCATGAATAAATTCAGAGGCATAGCAAGATACGTTGGAGGATCTGTAAAAGGGCAGATGTCTGATGAAGATATTAATGTAGTTAACACAACTCTAACTGGTAATGTTGTTATGCAGTTTAAAAACTGGATGCCACGTCTAGTTAGAGAAAGGCTAGGTACATTTAGATACAACCCTGTAGCAGATGTATACGAACAAGGTCGTTACAGTGTAGTAGCAGGTGAAGCGTGGCAAATAGAAGAGAACTTCTTTGGTAAAATAAAAGGAACTCTGGCTACAGCACTAAAACTATCAGCTGAAGCAACTACTTTTGGTTTAGGATATAAAATGAAAGCTAACAAAGAGGTAGCAGAAAAACTATTCAAACAATACATACAAGACAATCCTGATAATCCAAACATACAAAAGATGTCTTTCAATGAGTACTTCTCAATGCGACAGGGACAGATCAGAGCAGCAGCTGCAGAACTACGAATGGTATTATTACTAGCACTATCACTGATGGCCCTTGGTATGAAAGGAGACGACGATGAAAGACTATATACTAAAACTTGGGCTACAAGAAAAATGTATGCATCGCTATCAAGAACAGCAATGGAACTTGGATTCTTAAGTAATCCAAATGAAATGGTAAGCTTTATCAGAACTCCTGTACCAATGACAGGTGTAGTAATAGATGCATTAAAAGCTACAAACAATACATGGGATGAGGTAGTAGATGCTATAACCCAAAGAGAAGACAACAGAGATAAGACCCCATGGGGATATTACTCGTTGCCATTCTTCCCTGGTTATAAGCAGATGTCACGTATACTAGAAGTGTACGAACAAAACAAGGTTAATCCCTATCGATAGCCATTAACAATAACAAAAGATAACCAACTAGATCTCTAGCTGTATCTTCTGTATCATCGTTAAGACCCTTGTTAGATATGCGGGCTAACTTGTCATCTATCCTAGCCTTGATAGCTTCAGCTGCACCAAGCTTGCTAAAGATACCAAGAGGATTGAGCGCCGTGTTTCCATACGCAGCGTTCTTTTCCTTTAATAAATCCGTGATAGATTCAGTAACTTTGTCCAAGTGCCATGCAAAATCTGCATTCTCAGGGACTTTCCAAGTAGATTTTTTCTTTATATCCTCTAAATCTAGACCAGTAGTAGTTTCTTCTAAAGCTTTTATACTTTCTGTCCACTTACCTACATCAAAGGACGGCACAGTGCACGCCCCAAGCTCAACCTCTTCTATACAATCTTCCGGATACCAAAATGTAAATTGAGTTTGACCTGGTATTACTAATCTAAATCCATCTCCTGGATTCTTTTCTATCACTTCATAAATGTGGCCCACCTTTCCACGGTGACCACAGTCTTTAATAATTCTTGCTAACTGTTTCATAATTTAAAATTTAGAAAGGAACTTCGCTACGCTCAAGAGGCAAAGGCTCACCACAATGTGTATTCCACTTAATAGGAATATTAAGAAAGTCATTAATAGCACGAAAGGTACCACTAGTATGAAACCCAGCAGACCCACCAGTATAAGCATCAGCAGCGGGATGCGGAGCAGTGACAATCTTATTATTTCCTTTAATGAACTTTGCATAGTCTTGGGCTTTCTTGCCCCATAGTACAAATATAATATCATCTTTGGTATTTGTTAACGAATTTAATAATTCTTTAGTAAATGTATTCCACAACACCGTGTGAGATCCGGCTTTACCCTTCTCTACAGTTAGTGCAGTATTCAATAACAACACACCTTGGTCAGCCCAACTAGTAAGATCGTAGTCAAAGTCAAGACATAGTGTATCATAATCATGTTCTAGAGCTTTCTTAATCCAAGCCAAGCTAGGACTAATTCTAGGACCGTCACCGTTGTTAGCAAAAGCCAACCCGGTTGCACTGCCATCATGATAAGGATCTTGTCCAAGGATAACTACCTTAAGATCTTTTAGTTGACAGAGTTTAAATGCACGAAAGGTAAGCTTTGTATCAGGATATATAATCCTACCTTCTGCTTTACCTTTCTTTATTGTTGTAGTCAAGCTATTAAAGTAACTTGAACTTAGTATTGGTTCAAGCAAGGGATACCAATCCCCTACTTGCTTTTCTATTCCTTTACTCATTTGTATAAATTTTTGGGTTATATATTTCATCTTCAGGATCTGGCACATCAAACAATTCCATGTCTGTAGGTATCTCCATACCAAGATTCTGACTCAGTCTTAAACGACGCTTCTCACTTTTGTAAAGTATCTGGCCAAGCGATGAATGCATATCTGTTTTGTGAAACTTAAATATAGCATCCTTCAACTCAGGAGAAAAATGAGAATACTTACCAAGAATAAATCTGTTATAATCATCTTTATACTTACTAGGTATATCAAAGATAAACATAACATGATGTGGACTTGGATCTTGCATATCTATAAACGTCGTAAACTTCTTAAGAGCCTGCTCAAACTTAAGGAACAGAGCGCTACCAGAAAATCTATACAATAAAACAACACTGTTAGGATGATCTTTAGTGCCTATAAAACAGTTCAAGAATAAAGAATCATAAAAATATAACTCTTTACTACCACTAAGCATAGGCATAATAAACACAGAAGACTTTGTTCTAGGTGCAACCTTTAGCTCACACTTTGTAGAAGATGTCTTCTCAATAATGTTTACCTTAAATGGCATCTTGCGAAACATCTGAGTATCGCCTAAAGAAATAGTAAGTTCTGGATTATTAAAAGAAACACTAGTAATAACATCTTTACTATTGTTAAACTTAAGCTCGCCCTCAAGGGACAAGGCTAGTGGGCTTTCTAGGGCCCACTTAACTTGTTTTTTATCTGTATTATTCATCAGTGTTAAAAGTTTGAAGGTTAAACGCATCAAGATATGCAGACTCATGTAAGTCTTCTAGACTTTTAAGTATGTATACAAGTTTAAATGTTTCTGCAAATCTATCTACAGCTTCAGGCAAATCAAACTTAGCCATATAATGAGACAATACTACCTCGTGATAAGCTAACTTTGACTTTGGCATGTTATCAATGATAGCATCTGCAGTCTTAGGTCCAAGACCTGGTATGCCTGGTATGCCATCAGTACTGTCGCCCATTAGAACCTGCTTCCAAAGAAACTTCTTAGCGTCTTCAGCAGTAGTCTCTACAAACTCAGCCTTCTGATAGTTGTAATGTCTGCCCCTAATCTGTTGTAACACATCTTTATCGGGACTAGATATAACAGCTTCACGACCTTGTGATATAAAATAATCTTTTGCTATACCAACCATATCATCTGCTTCATATCCATCTACAGCTCTAAACCCGTGGGCCTGCTGTACATAGACACGTAATGCATAAAATATAGGCGGCTTTAAACCACCTTTTCTGTTGTGTTTGTAAGGCACGGTCTTAGCGACATCATACCTAAAACATTTACCTAATGTTAAATATCCTATATAGCTTTCAGCTTCTGTTTCAATAAGTATCTGTTGTATTCTTTGGTTTATTCCATCAATTGCCTCTTCTAGGGTATCTTTACCCATCTCAAAATACAGTAGGCTATCTGCATCTATAAGTACTATCTTACTCATGTTAATAGGATTTAAAGTTAAGAGACTAGAAAGGGGACTTTCGTCCCCCCACTAGAATCATGAATACACAAACATTACAGAGAATTAACCTCTGCAATATCTTTATCAATCTCTGTTTTAATGTCAGAGTAATCAGCGACCGCTTCTTTGCGCATCTCTTCCCACTCAGCATCAGTCTTAGCTGCATAGGTAGAACTGTGATAGATACTACCATTTACACCAGCCAGAGATGAATGTACAAAATACTGTAAACATCTGATTGCACCAGTCTCGTCATCAGGCACTGCACCAACATGCATAGGATCAACAAAAATGTTGTGGATCTCACCGCTGTAGTATGCAATGTACTTAAGACCACCGAAGTGTAAACCTTTAACACAAGATGCATTGTCGTTTGTATTTACATAAGACCAATCTGGTAATCTGTGTGTACAACCAACTTTGATAAAGTGTCCTGGGTTAGCATAACCATTAGGGCCTTCGCAGTAAAATGCATCACCTCTATCACCCATAATAGCCGGCTGAAACAATCTATCTTCTACAAACTCAGGCAGTCCGCCTTCTTCAATCTCGCCTGTATCAGGGTTGAATGTACGCTTGTAACGATCTATCATTTCTCCAGTTTCTGTGTCATACTTATGCATAATCTCTTCAGATACTTTGTAGCCATTAAGTAAACCTTCTCTAGTAATCTTCATTTGATACATAGTAGCTCTACGCTCAGCAACTTCTTCACTCAATCCGTGCTCTTCTATCAACTCTTCTTTGAGTTTAGGATGAACATACTGTAAGTTAACAAAGTTGAAGAACTTCTCAGTAAACTTCTCACCTGTCTCACAGTTACAGTCGTTCATCTTTTGACGAAGAATAGGGTTACGTAAGAATCTAATCCACATCTTTACAAGTGGTCTAAAGTCTACACCTTTATCAAGTGATTCAAAGATACGGTCAACCAAAGCTTCTGGCATAGGTATACTAGATACCACACCCTCATGCTTCAAGAAGAACTCACCGGTACCTTCATTGACATGAATCCATTCGCATTCAGTTTCTACAGTTGTTTTGTAGTCTTGGATGGTAAGCTTAGCAAACTCTTCCATGAGTGCATTGTACTCATCCATAGTTGTAACAGACTGTTGTCTGTCAGATAACTCCATCATTTTTCTATAAGTGTCCTCGGAGTAGTTGACACTAAACGGCGTATCGCCGTACGAACCAGATATTTGGTTCTCAATAACATTAATTGTAATCATGATTTAATTAATTAATTAGGGTTAAATATACTATAAAATTTTCTATTATACAAATAATTAGGGCTGAAAATGAGCGACGCAACTGTCTGATTTTCAATTAAGTACATGCTGCCTCGGCAGGACTTATGCTCTTGTACACCCACAATTATTTTACCAATCTAGTCTACCTTTAGCGTCCAGGTAAACTTTAAGTTCTTTGATAAGGTCTTGATCCAAACCGTAATCAGAGTTAGGAGAGTATTTTACATCAGGAATACAATCCAATAGTGTATGCACACCTTCGGACCACTCTTCAAGCTCATCAAACTTATCCATCAACTCTTGGTCTTGACCAACAGCTTCTGGTACATCTAGCACAAATAACTCACGACTCTTCTGCTGTATAGCAGCGGCATCATCATTATCTTTGCAGAAGTTATGCATTTCCACAATCTTCTCGACCATAGCGAATACCTCAGTGTCTTTCATCCACTGACTTGTTCTTACATCTACATCAGCTGCATTATATACAGCCTCATACTTTTCAAACAAATCTAGATTAATATCCTTAAGACAATATAAATATGTCTTATCTGTGATACTCTTCATCTTATCCGCAGTGTACCACTTAATTGCATGTTCATCCATAGTGTATCCTCCATTAGGTGTTAGTTGTAAAAAGAATTCATCAATGTGTTTAACATTAGGGTTCATGCTAATGTGTTTAACATTGCTCTGTGAGACTCTGATAATCTGTGGTGTATCCCAATCAAAATTAATATTGTGATATACCTCACCTTTATCATTAGTTGTAGTAGTTGGTTTTGTAAACTCACCATTACCAAGTCTAACAGCTGGAGTATCAAAGAAAAACAGTCTATCGTCCTCACCTTGAGTTCTCCACCCAGGCATATCTTTGTATACTTGACGAATTTTAGGAGCAAAAGGATGTATCATGCCGCAAGCTACCATCAGTTTCTCATCATCAGCTGCAGTACCATAGTACGTAGTACGCTGAGTCTTCATAAGATCTTTTACCTTTGGTTCAATCTTATCTCTAATGTAGCGGTAATCACTGCCTGAGCTATGCCAGTACTTTTCGTTGTATCTAAAAGTGTATGCAACCATACGCTCTTCTATCTTACGACGTTCAGCTGGTGTGATGTTCTCGAACTGTGCAATCTCCTTAGCTTTAGCAATCTCGTCCTTGTATTCTTCTAGCCACTCTTCATCTATCTCCATGTCGTCATAGTTACGACTGTGAGTAGACTCAGTAATTAGCTCAAGAACTCTAGCACGTTTAGCTATGCGCCTAGCATGTCTTTTCTTGTTCTCAGCAGAGTCAAGAGTAAGGCCAGAGCTAAACTCTGCAGACTTAATACAAATAATAGGACCTTCACACTTGTGTATAAGATACATATCTTTGTACTTGCTATGATTCTCTTCGCCCATTATAAAGATGTTATTTTCTCTCAATTGGCTGTAGTTCTCAATAGCGCTTCTATCAATAATATCTTCACCATTTCTGTAGTCTCTAACTTTAGTTATAACCTCAACCTTCATACCTGCAAACAAAGCTTTTACAGATTCGTTCTTAAGTCTAGGGTCTGGGCCAAACTTAGGCTTGAGTTGCTCCTGGTCAATGATGTTAGACAATCTACCAAGTACACTACCGCTATCAGCTTTAGTCAAGACTTGCTTACAAGCTATCAACCAAGAAATAAAATCTGTTTGCTTAAGCTCTTCTTGTACAATCTCACTAGCCTCATCAGCAGCTGCTTGAATTACAGACTTGATATACTCTTTAGTGTTCTCATTCCATATCACCTTCTCACGTGACGGCGTAACATCTACACCCTCTTGCAATACAATCTCTTCACCAGTTTCTGGGTCATTGATTACTTGTCTTGCAGGACACTTGAAAGCTATAGGTCCCCACATCTGCTGCATCTCTAGCTCACGAAAATCAACAAAGCCGTAGTTAACACCGGTTGGTGCGCCTACATCTTTAGTCAATACAATGTGAGGTTTACTGAACAAATATGTGTCAGAGATAATCAAGTTATCAGAGTTATGCATAATCTTTGGGTGGATATTCTCTTCCCTTTCATAGCCATCTTCTGCAATACGCTTAAATCTAATGTTAGGCATATACATCAGCTGCTCTTCAACTGCATCACGGTAATCTCGTCTGTTGTGCTTTTTGACCCCAAACGATATTATGGTCTGATTCTTTGCTTTGGCATCTTCGTAGTATACCTTCGTTCCATCACTAAGTGTAATGTAAGGATTAGACTGACCTAGTCCTGGGTTAAATGCAGGTATAATAAAGTCTGTCTTGTAATTGTAACAGTTCATCTTGAACCTCTTACCATTGTGCACAGTCTCTATAGTATAGAAATCTACACCGGTTGACAATGCAACCTTAGCACCAAGACCAAACGCACCAAAGTTCTCAGCTGTGTTACGCTTAGTTGAATAACCAAGCTCAAGCACACCTTCCAAACGACGCTCACCAATACCAACACCGTGGTCCTTTATCGTAACTACATCGCAGTATCCTGTTCCTTCATTCTCTTTGTATGTAATTAGTACGTCGTTGTTCTCTGTATCTAAATGATCCAGGCTGTAATAGCTAATATCAAAGTTACTATCACTGTATTGCTCGCCATGGCGCTCAATATAATAGTCTTCTACATTAGCTTTACCAGTTAGTATTTCTATAGCCATCTCCTTCTCACGCTGTGCGTCGGCACCATTGGTAGCCAACTCACGTATGGTAGACGGGATAGGTGTAGAATACTGTGTTGATTGCAAGATGTCAAAGACCATCTTCTCTGCGCCTTTGTTAATCTTCTTTGCTAGACCTTCAGATCCCTTGATCTGTTTGTCAATCGTTTTTATACTCATGTTTATTAATTTTAGTTTGTTCGTGTATTTCTCTTAATTCTACTGCTAGATTATAAAACTCAAGCTCTCTTTTAAATTGCTTGCGTACATCTCTAACTAGTATAAAGAATGCCAAGCCATAGACAGGCTCAAAGATTCTATCAAACTTTTCCAAGTCCTCAAGGTATCCAAATGTGTTGTACCTTGTACTTTCGTACAGCTGATCTAGCTGACGAAGTGTGTCTACGGGACCATTAGACATATCAATCCCAAGCCCATCCAAACGGAGGAGCAATTCTTCTGTGTATTCCATAAATTAAAGTTGTTTAATTAATTCTATTGTTTTGATTACCTGACCTTGATTCTTAGGTAGGTATAGTACAGGCGGATCGCCTGCGTCTTGAAGGTGTTTTTTAAATAATTTCCATTTCAAAGGAAAGACGTCGTTAGCAAAGCCTTTGACCTCTATAATCCATTTACCATTAGGATCTACAAAATCTGGTGTGTACGTAATATCTCTGACCTTGTCAGCATTATTTATATACTCTCCTTTTGTAGCTTTTTTGTTACTTGGCTCGATACTCTCTTGTTCAAAGCGAAACCCGTCCATAAGAACATACTTCTTCTTTTCATATAAAGATTTTATTCCTGCTTCTTCTAATTTCTTGTATGTAAATAGCTCTAGTTTAGATCTAAACTTAATGCCTTTGTATACTTTAGAAACTGCATTCCTAACTTTCTTGTTCTTTGTTTGTTTCGTTCTTCTCTTCACTGCGTTGTATCTTAAGCCTGTCGTAGTAAAAGTCTTCGTCAATATCTTTAATTTTATCTAACATTTCTACTTCTAATCTCTTTGCTTCTGGTTTACTGCCCACGTCTAGTGGTGTACCAGTGCCCAGGTTGGCAAACATAATTACAGTGTCATGTAGAATTTTATCTATCTTACGTCTAACTTCTTTATTGGTTTTATATTTAAATTTTCCAGGCTCCCTGTTACTCATATTTGTAGTTGTATAATTGTTTTTAGTCCTTCTGTACTTCTAAATTTAGCTATATAATCTGATAGATCTTTGCATCCGTAATCCTCTGGTAAATATATGTTAGGCAAAGGATAAAACTCTTTGCATATTTTACTAGCCATACTCTGACCAGGGTTGTTAGGATTATTAAAATCGTTATCGTAAAATAAAGCTACCTTTTTAAATCTACTTTGTACCATTTTGATGAACGCTTCTCCTGGCATTTGCATTTCTGATTGCAAGGCGACTGCGGAGATACCCATTTCGAACAAGCACATAACATCTTTGAGACTACTAGTAATAATGCAGAGATCCCCTCTTTCAGGTAACTGCGCAAAACCTTGCACATGCTTCTTAGTTGTGTTGCTGATCCATTTAATTTCTTCATAAGGTGAGTAGATTTTATATTTGTTACCTATTTTGTATGCATAAGTTAGCTCACAAGAAAACCTGTGCTCATTTATCCAATAGTGTGAAATAGGTGAGACCCCAAAAGTACATAAAGTTTTTTTACTTATCAAATACTTTGACCAAAACTCTGCATCTTTTTTCATCCAAGGCCTAGACTTTTTCCTAATACTAATAGCACGCTTAACTTTTACAGTCTTAGAAGACCTGAGTGCCATATAACCTTTTGTAAATGCTGCTGCACTATTAACAGATCCAAGCTTCAATCCAAAATCATTATCAATGATTCGCAAAGCTTCAAAGAAATTACAATTATACTTACAACATATGTATGAGAAGCAATCAAAAGTATGATCAGGATGACCAAAATCTTTGTATAACAGCCTACCTTTCCAAAGTATAATAGACACTGATGGACTATTATCTTCACGTAGATCACTACAGAACGGGGAACCAAGCTCTTTGAAAGGGGTACAGTAATATGAGAATATATCTATCTCTCTTATCTTGCTCAATACCATGTCCTTTGACAAATGTACATCGCTATTTCTACTATTAATCATAAGCTTGCTAATTTAATAAAAAATGGGGAGCTGTTACACTCCCCACTTTTATATTAGTAATAATATTATGAGCTTACACCCAATCGTCTTCTTCTGAAACAACTTCTTCAGTGTCTGCGTCTGGAGCTACTACAGCTAGTTCAGGAGTAAACACACCCCATCCAAGAGTAGTATCAAACTCAGCATTGAATGCGCCGTACTCATCATTAAGATTCTTAGCAAAGATGTCATCTCTTTGTGGCTTTACACGACCAAATACTTTTGTGTATACAGTCTGGTACTTACCATCTTTGACACCGATCAATAGTCTAACTTCATTGCTTGCTAGTAACCCAACTAAAGCTCTCACTTCAGCTACATCACCTTTAACAATTTTAGCTATACTCTCAAAATAAGCTTCGTCACCATTAGCAACATTAGCCCACTGCTTAACAAAGTTAATAAGAGTTTCCTCACCAGTCAATGCTTTACGTAGACCCTCTTTCTTAAACCAATCATACTCAGGCTCACCATCAGACCATGTAGATTGACCTACATTGTTCATCCATTGATGCTTACCTGATTTAGATATTCTCTCTTCAGAGTTCATTAAGATCTCAAACCTTGTAGTAAGGTCATCATTCTTAACCCAGAAGCATAGTTTAAAATACTCTGTTCCATTCAAGTCTACAAAATAGTTAGGATCTTGTTTTACCATAATACCTAACTCGTGTAACTCAGCTAACGTAGGGTTAACTGCAATCACTTTAAAATTAGCAAGACCAGAGTATAGTTTTACTCCACCATTTGCTACTTCGACATTACTGTCATTGCTTTTAATAGCCATAATTTAAAATAGTTTTAATAATTAATAATCAAATTCGTCTGTATCATCTTCTTCATCAAAGTCTTGTAACTCTGGTGTAGCTTCCACAATCATAGATGCTTCTGTATGTACATCCACATCTGGTGCAGTCTCTACAGGGATACTAGTCTGGTTAGGATTCTCAGTAGTAGTATCATCTACAAAGTTGAAAGACAACTTACGGATCTTTCTAGCTTTCTTACCCTTCAATGTTGGGTGCTGGAACATCTGTGTTACTTCCCACTTTTCAAGACCATACTTTTCCTGAATACCTGTACGGTCAATACCGTTATCTAAGTCTTCCAGAATCATAGATACTGTAATAGTTTTTGGTGTTACTGTTTTGTTAGAGTTTGAAATTTCTGTTTGTGCAGTATTACCGTTTGTGCGTGCTTCAATCATTTTTTTAAAATTTAAGCGGTTAATCAATAAATATTTTAGACCAGTCTAAGGGCATGGTCTCTCCCTTTAAGTGATTACAACGTGAGCCAGCTGTCACATCATCTAAAGAATTAAACGAAATCATAGTTTCATCTTCCTCTCTAAATATATAACCAACAGCGTCAGCATTAGCGCATGTAATTTGCTTGATCTTACCAGTCAAATCAAGGTCCTTTACAGCAACCTCTTTGCCTTTCTTCTCAAGCATTTTATCCTTCAAGTGTCCAACTAAGATCACATGATCCGCTAGCTTGTTCAATCTGTCTATCCATTTCTTGTAGGCTATACGTAAGTATAAATAGCCAGCGCCATTAGGCAATGATAGGACTGATGCACCAGGGTTCTTTTGATCAAAGTTCTTACCCATAGGAGTTTGCATGTACAATACTTTTGCTTCAGCTTCACACCATTCCTCAAGCTTTGAGATAGTGTCAACAGCAATATACTTGTACGGCTTTCCCTCTTTGATGATTGCTTTACCAACCTCTCCAAGTTCTTTCAAGTTGTTAACTTTGACTTTTAGGGCGTCAACCATATCAGAGCCATCCTCCAAGTCAATAATCAAACAATCTTTTAGTTGTGACAATACTGTAGTCTTACCTATCTTAGGTGGACCATAGATTATCATGTTCTTAGGCGACTTACGGCTCGCCTTTACCACAGTTTTTGGTAGTTCCATAATTAAAATATATATCTAATAGTGTTCCAAGGAATAATACTCCTGTGCAATTCTTTAAACTGCTGTATAAACTTACCCTTGAATTCAAGTTTATATCTCAGGTTCTCGCCACCATACTGTGACGTCTTAATCTCTTGTATATCCGGTGTCCATAGTGTTACTTCAGCATTTGGGTGCCTCTGTAAGTTGACTTTGTGCTTTTTAAAGTTATGTGTAAGGAAGATAACTTCCGCTAGCACTTTATCTTTATAGAGCACAGCATCATCCAGGTCTTTGAATAACTGAGCGTAGTCATCTAACCACCCGTCATACACTATGACAGGACTAAAGTTGACATGTACATCATAGCCTGCATCTACAAATCTATTGATAGCATTTATCCTATCATGTATCTTTGAGGTGTTAGGCTCGTGTATGTCTGACATCTTCTGCGGCATCAGACTAAACCTTATACGTACTTTACCTTGCGGATTATACGTAAGAAGATTATTGTTTACATACTTAGTAGCAAAACTAGCCATAGCAACCGGGTGAGTTCTAAAGAATTCAAAGATGCGTCTCCAATCGTGATACTTAGCATGCAATGCAAAGTCTTCGTTACAGCTTATATCATAAGTTGTGTACTCTGCATGAGTTTGATTAGGTTTATCTACTGGTGTAAAGTATGCGTGATTGTTTACCTCTGTAAGTATATCACCTATATTCTTTGCAATAGTCAAACCATCAGGCTTGTGTCGTTTCATGTAGCAATAACTACAATCATACAAACATCCGTGACCAAAGCTAGGTGTGATAAAATCTGTAGACCTACCAGACGCTCGTATGGTAAATGTCTTTCTAGTAACTTCAGTTATCACGTTCTTTCTTTAATAGTAAATGTAGACATATCTGCTTCATACCCAATCATACCAAGTAAACCATCACGGTTCTTCTCCATATGACATGCTAGTAGACCTTCAGGGTTCTCACCGCAGTATGAATCTGTAATACCATACAAATCATAAGGCCTATTAAGTATCATAACAACATGCGCATCTTGACCAATAGAGTCACCCCCAAACAAGTCTGTTAGTAGTGGCTGATACTGATTCTTTGCACGATGCTCTTGTTCTATGTTACGGTTAAGCTGAGATAGTAGTATATTAATAACACCAAGCTTAGACTGCATCCACATACATCCTTTAGATATAGTGTTAAGTCTACGAAGCTCTGTCTCTTCATTACCCCGGATCAAACGTGAGTGGTCAAACAAGTTGATAACTGTGTGATTAGGATGCTGCAAGAATAGTTCTTCGTTAGTCTGCATGATATACTCCATTGTCCTAGGTATGTTGTTAAAGTAAATAGGATAGTGCCCATACTTCTGTACCTTGGATGCATAGGTTTTAAAGTCTATGTCTGACAATGGTGATTCTACAGACAATAAGTCTGCCATTTGTTTCTTAACATCCTTTGAAGCGCTACGCATTACCTGTTGGTAACCGGGCATCTCGAATGTCCAATACAATACTATAATAGACTTAGTAGGATTAGTATCTAGTACATCAAATACAAGTTGATTACTGAATGCTGATTTACCAACACCAGGACGACCTGCAATAACATACATCTTACCTTTCTGTAAACCACCTAGTAAGTTCTTGTTTAAGCGCTTCCATGATGTAGCTAGCACATTACGTTGACCAAGCTTAGCTTGTTTAACTATAGCAATGGACTGATTGACTGCTTTGTCTATCTTTTGAAATCCTCTATCTTTGAATACGTCAGAGGCGACGTGTGATTCTGGTTTCTTCTCCTCCATTTTCGTCTATATTTAAGTATTTTTCCCAAGTATGATTATTTAACCACACCTCCAATTGTTGCATGTACTCAAGGTTGTTACGTTCTACCTTAAGTTGTGTTCGTAATAGGCGCATAATCTTTTCGTGCATAAATCTTTTTGTACCTACGATTCTACTATACCTAGCCTTTGCTTTAGCATTAGTCTTGAGATTAGGATCTGATCCGCGTAAGATGCGATAGCTACCTGTTTTAGTTCTTACTTTAAGTGGGTAAGTACTGACGAGCTCAGCAAACATCTGGTCAAAGTCACTAGAAAATAAATCAATAAACTCTTGCCTAATAATATGTTTATCCGGGGTATCTCCAAGCTTAACAAAGCCTTTTGATTGTAGTTTCTCCCAATCAGGATTTATCTTCAATTGTTCTAGAGTCTTAAATCCTTTCCTATAAATAGCATACAATGCCAAATAATCATCAGCACTGATGTCATTTTCAATAAGCAATTCTATGTCAATTTGTATCTGCATATCTCTATAAATTTACGAAAAATGTGCCTGATTATCAAGTTAACCAGGTCACATTATCTAGATTTTTAACACTACTTTTCAACCATTTTTCTTCCTGACTGTCTTTGACATACAAGATAAATATCTGGCCTATCTTACCTTCTTGGTATCTAACAATTCTACCTACACGTTGTATCATAGTTAATGACTTACTAGTCAAACCACAAATTACAGCCATGGTAGCATCCGCTACATCAAAGCCCTGGTTAAGCGCTTTAGTAGAACATAGTACAGGTTTATCTCCAGATCTAAACTCTTTCAATGCCTGCTCTTTCTGTTTCTTAGTCTTACCACTATGGTATACAGTAGAGAATGTCTCTGTAGCATCTGCAAGTTTATTAGTAAACTCATTGCTACCCCCAAACACAAGTATCTTTTCGCCTATGTTCTTGATAACAATCTTTTGTAGCTCTGCAATCTTACCATCAGCATGGTCTACTACAGCTTTACGTGCCCTAATTGCACGATAGAACTGTGCAGCTGCTGCCTTATCTTGATTACTAGCGGTATGCTTACCTGAGCCCATAATATGCCGAGCTCTGTCAAATGCATCAAACTGTCCAAGTATGTATTTAGCATACACAAATGTCTTGTTTGCTTTATCATACTCTTGTTTCTCTACAGTTGTAAGCTCAATAGGTTTACATATAATCTTGTAAGGAGATACTAGTCCTAGTTCTACACACTTATCCAGATCAATACGATAGCACACAGGTGCTAACTTGTACAGTATATCTCTATACTCTATCTCTTCTGGGGGTGTAGCGGTCATGCATAATAATCTATTCCAAGTATTGTTCTCAAAGAACTTACGATACTCAGGTGATAGACCAAGATGCACTTCGTCACAAACAACTATATCATAGTGTTCGTTCTCTATTTTATAAGCAGAGGCATAGCAAACTATATCTACTCTGTCTAAGACATGCTCATAGTCCCACTTAGAGAACTCGTCTCTAAACTGTGCTTGTAGCTGTGTAGTTGGGACTAAGACAATTGCTCTAGCATTGTCGGTAGCATCCAAAGTTTTCCCAGCTGCAATAACACCACAACGGGACTTACCAAAGCCTGTACCAGCAATGATAGTACCAGTAAACTTACGCTTAGCCCAAGCATTAATAGCTTTCTTTTGCTCTGTGTCTTTTGTTTTAATTAGTTTAGACATTACTTGCATTTCCATAAGTTAACTGTTCTCTCTGTTGCTGAATCATAAAAGTCACCGGCATGTTCTACTAAGCCTTTTTCCCGTAACTCAGAAACTCTACCAGTGACTCTATTTATATCCCAATCAAGATGTTTAGCTATCATTCTATTAGTAGCTTGTTTCAAATCAGTTGATAAAACTTTTAACACTTGAGCTTGTCTTTTACTAATTACTCCTTCATCATACAGCTTTTTGTATGACTCTATTGATTTACTATTCATAACTGCCTTCGTGTTTAGTTAATATATCTTCTTCCAATGATTCTATATCCACAAGATCTGTATCCACTAAAAAGTTAAGAACATCTACTTGTACTAGCTTACCATTTCTTTCTGTTAAGTTAGCCCATATGTTGAATATTCTAACTTCAGCTCTTGCACCAGGATGTCCTGGATCTCCATTATTTGTATAGTGCACAGCTGGTTCAGGAGCGGTGTATTCATAGTCAACAACTACGTGCCAACCATTATCTAATTCTATAGTTAATTCCATTAGTTTATGTTTAATCCGTTAATAATTATCATTGCTGCAAGTAGTACAATCATACTTACAAACCCTACAAAAATTGCAATTAGGTTATAGTCATATTTAGGTTTTTGTGGTTTCATGTTTCTAATACTTTGTGAATTTTAGATATTTGTTTTTGCAACACATCTAATTCTGTTTTTAAATATTTATTCTCTGTTACAATAGCATCTATGTAGTCTATTGTATCATCTTCAGTTATTTCAACTTTACCTTCTTGTACAGCATACTCAGACAACTCATAAAAATGTTTATACATCATATCTGTTTCCATAAGACTATCATGATGTTTTACATAATATACTGCAGTAGAATGGTCCCGTTTAATAAACTTAGCTATTGATGCAAAAGGCATATACAGAGTCTTACGTGCAAGTACACAAAACATACGCCTTGCATCTACAACTTCACGACGCCTAGTAGGGCCTTTTATATCATTGTAGTTTGTTTCTGTAACCTCTGCTATAAGCTTTAGTATACTGTGACAACGTTTTAAGTTGTTTATATTATAAGCTGTTACTTTTCCCATGATTTACTAATATTTGTGTCTGCCTTAAGCAAACCGTTAGTTACTACTTTTAATGCTGCCTCTTCCATAAGCCTAGTCATCTCTGTTACCCAAGTCTCAGCATAGTCAATCTTACAGATTGTATCTATCTGGTCATGAACAGTCATAACTATCTTAACTGGTGCGTTAGTTTCTTTAATATAGTTTCTTACAAGTATCAAAGCTAGCTTAGTCATATCAGCTGAGGCACCCTGTATAGGTGTGTTCTTACTAGCACGTTCTATACTACCAAGTTCAAATGCTTGACTTTTCTCTTCATAGATACGAGGATACCAATTTGGGAACCAACGACGTCTGTTGTAAGGCGGAAAGGTCTTGATGTATCCATACTTTTTACCAAAGCTGCCTAGTTTATCTAAGAAACCCCCAATAGATGGGAAGGCTGCAAAGTATTTATCAATTAATATTTCTGCCTCTTTGATACTAATATCAAGAGTGTCTGCAAGCTTGTGTGGGCCCATACCGTAAGCTAGTCCAAAGTTAATAGTCTTAACATTTGTACGTAGCTTGCCATGTTTAGGACACTTACACTTACTTTTGTTCTTCATATAACTGCAGTCAGCTTCAGCTGTGTCTATCCACTCTTGTCCATATACAAGGTCAGCACATACACTATGCAAATCTTGTCCTTTTTCAAGAGCATCTATCCATACAGGATCTTTAGAACCAAATGCAATAACATTTAGTTCCTGAGAAGAATAGTCACTGCTAACAAAACACCAGCCGTCAGGAGCCAAAAAACAATTGCGAAACTTATTATCAGCAGGTATCTGTTGCATGTTGGGCTTTTTACTGGCCACTCGACCTGTGTCAAGTATTTGATTAAATTGTGTATGTATCTTACCATCACTAGATATAAATTTAAAGAAGTCATTACCATAAGAAGTAGCCAGCTTCATTTTCTCCTTGTACTTAACATACAAATCAATAATCTTATGCTGACGTCTGTACTTAAACATCTTCTTACCGTTAACGTCTTCAAGTTCAGGGACTAGTTTCTTAAATACTTTCAATACTTGAGTAGGGCTAGTCCATTTGACCCCGACTTTACGTATTTCTTCAGTAGGAGTAAACAAGTCGCCCTGGAGGTAGTCTAGCACAAAATCAGACAACTTATCGGTAACCAAAACTAAGTTATCTAAATCATCACGCATAGCCAAGGCTTCTTGTTCACTAGCTTTCGCTATCACTTCCCACTTATCTTTATCAATATCAATACCGTTGTACTCTATATCAGCGAATGCTAGTACAGCCTGATTCTCCAAGTCAACTACCTCTTGTAGTTTAAACTTTTCAATCTTTGGTAGCTGTAGTAACCTAATCTTACATAAGTATTCTACATCTTTAGCACCATAAACTATCTGGTCATCACGATAGGCCTGTCCTGATAAGCCTATAAATTGGTTTCTTACTTCTTTGTTCAGCTCTACATTTAAGTATCGCTTACACAAATCCTTCAGACCATAGCCTATGTGACGACCGCATGATAGTATTCGTTCTACTAAAAACGAGCAGTATATTCCTTCACACTCTATGTTTGCCCACTTCTTAATAAACTTGTAGTCAAACTTAGCATTGTGAAATATCTTTATGATGTCTTTATTTTCAAGTATATCTCTTAGAGGTTCTATACTTACGAACCTTGTATCTATAACAAATTGGTTATCTTCATCCCCAATCTGAAACATAATCATCTTTTTACATGTAAAGTCAAAGCCCTCTGTCTCTGTATCTACACCTAGGACTGTCTTAGTTGAACAGTAATCTACAACATCTTGTATTGTACCTAGTTTATACGAGTCGCTGAGACTCGTTGTCTTTGTTACGAATGTTATCATCTGTAAAATCTTTTAAGAATGTATCTGTAAACTCTAGTAAGTATTTTGCATATACAGTAGACATCTCTTGTCCTTGAAACCAAAAAGTAGGTTGGTCATTCTTAACTGCTATGTCGTAAGCTATTCTAAGAGTAGCCATATGTCCTTCTTGCATTGCTGCATATAATTCTTTCATCTTTCCCATAGTATTGGTTTTAGGAGACAACAAAGGGGCACAAGGCCCCTTCATCATCAATTTAAACAATTGTGTGTAATTTTAAACTACTTAGTCTTTACAGTCTTAGTAGTTTTGTTTTTAGACCCTGCAGGTCTTCCACGTTTTTTAGTCTTTTTGGTTTTTGGTAAAGCCGTGGTAAATAGGTCAATAGTAATCTGTTTTTCAGTTACAGTTACATTGTGAGATGCAGATACAGTAGCCACTACTTTACCTGCCTTTGTTATTAATGTGTTCATTTTCAATGATTTAGATAATTATGTAAACTTATTCTTTATAATTGTTAACAAATATAGTAAAAATAGGTATACCAAACAAATGATATACCTATTTTATTTATATAGTTAATTATGATAATATCTCTCCTGTAGATACATCTACCTTCTGGATAGAAGGAGTTTGTACAGGTGCTGTATCAGCTTCCAAATACAAATCTGAAGGCTCGTTGAATACTATAGATGAACGCGTGAAGATGTAATCTCCTTTGTGCAAAATATAATCTCCATCTTTACCTTTACGCTTTGCAGAGGTATTAAGATTAGCTCTTTGCCACTCAGTTGGTTCAGTAGTTTCTACGATTTGAACTCGTAATGGGAACTCTTGTCCTTCAAAAGAAGCAACAGGATTAAGAATGTTAACAGTAAGTATTTCATTACCCATATCATCCATTTCCCAACCTTCAGCATCTCCAACTGAGATACCAAGCGTTTTCTCTATGTCTGAAGGTGTAGCAGGTTGCCACGCTCTTCGTGCAGAGTTTCTACTAAATCTGTTATCAGATTGATTAAATACGAATGCTGCGGACAAGCCGCGCGATCCTTCTTTGACTTCTGCCAATTCCATTTGGACAAAGCCACCTTCAATCTTTCTGAATCTTGTAAGTAAAGTTTGACCTAGCTTTAGAGTGTTAAGGTCTCCACTGTGCAATAAATTTGCCATGATAAAATGTTTAATAATGATTAGTAATAATAGATAATTGTTCCTTCGTGGTCTATAAATGTCTTCAGTGTTTCTTCACTTGATTCATCTAGTTCACGAATGTCTTTGTGAGGACTTGTACATTCCTCAAAGAAGTGCAAGGCATCTATCTTATCCTCGAACTGTCTTTCAAATTTGTTTGTGTGGTAGACTGCATCTACCCAATGCTCGTCACTGCTGTTAGCAGTGTAAGTAACAAGGTACTTCATAGTAGTTAATGTATTAAATGATTAGTAAATGTGGTTAGCTTGGGTGTCTTTACAGCGCACCCATTCTGTTTATTAGCATTCTTCAAACTGGTCTTTAGATGTTAGTAATGGGAATTTGTTTTTGTATGCTTCCCATTTCTCTAATGCTTGTTCTTTAGTATCAGTATCTTCAATACCGCACCAGTCACAACCATAACCATTCCAATCATAGTCTGCATACTCAACATCATACAATTCGCATAGTTCTTCGTATTCAAATCTATAGCCTCTTTCATAATCTGTAAGAAAGAAGGAATCTTCTTCGCCTTCACGATCAACTTCAATCCAATCTTCACCGTCAAATTCTTGTGTAATCTCAGATAATACATGATGTTGAGCATTAACTTCAATGTCTTCGTCTTCTTTAGTTGTAAAGGTAAAGCCTCCTTTTGTCATAATTTCATGAAGATAAAAGTCTCTTGTATCTCCTTTTTTTGGGGTATT